TACCTCGTATGAGTTTTGAAATATCAGGTATCTCATATGATGGTTCTCGTAAATTAACAAGAGTTCAAAAGTATAAAAAAGTAAAATCAGGTGAAGATGGAAAAGTAATGACATATAATTATACACCTGTACCTTATAATATATCATATACTTTAAATGTATTTACAGCGACAGCAGAAAGTGGTCTACAAATCGTAGAACAAATACTTCCTTTCTTTCAACCTGATTATACAGTTACAGTAAACGCAGTTCCTGAATTAGATATAAAAAGAGATGTTCCTATTATACTCAATGATGTAAATTATGATGATAGTTATAATGGTGATTTTACACAAAGAAGAGCCGTTATCTATACTTTAAACTTTACTGCGAAAACTTACTTATTTGGACCAGCGTCAACTCAAGGTGTTGTAAAAGAAGTACAATCTGATTTATATTCAGATACAGATACTACAAATAAAGCGAGAGAAGAAAGAATAGTTATAGTTCCAAACCCGACTAGCGCAGACGCTGATGATGATTTTGGGTTTACAACTACAATTACGTCATATACAGATGGTAAAAAATATAATCCATCTACCGATACAGATGAATAAATATAGTGTAAGAGAGATACAATGAGCCTTAAAAAAATCATAAGAAAAAATATAGAAGATAGTGCAGTTACTGAACCGAAGATCGCTAATGAAGCGGTTACGGCAGAAAAGTTATCTACAGATTTTGTTACTGGTTTAACAGAATTATCAGAACAAGCGGCTAATGATGATACTTTATTAATATATGATACGAGTGCCGGCGCATTAAAAAAAGTATCAAACTCAAATACTACAGTTTTAGAATCTCCAGTAGTTTCAAGTGTATCACCTACGTCAGTTTCTTCTCCAACTGGTACCACTTCATTTACAATTACAGGAACAGGATTTACTGTGGGTACAAATGCCAGATTAATTGCATCTACAGGAAGAGTAAGAGATTTCACTACAGTTACAAGGAATAGTTCAACACAATTAACTGCAGTTTTTGATAATACTTTATTATCTGCATCTGAAAGTCCATATAGTATTCAAGTTATTAATGGAACAGGATTAAATGATTTACTAGCAAGTCAAGTTGACTTTAACCAAGTTCCTACATTTGTTACTGCTTCTGGTTCTTTAGGGTCTAGTAGATTTACAATGGCAGGTATAGAAGTTAATGCAACTGATCCTGATTCTGCTGCTAACGTGACATTTGAATTACAATCAGGTTCATTACCACCAGGAATATCATTGACAAATACAGGTGCTAATGGTGGGACAGCAACCTTTACAGGCACTATTACTCCTCAATCATCAGATACTATTTTTAACTTTGTTTTGAGAGCAGTTGATGCGGCGTCAAATACATCTTCACGTTCTTTTTCTTTTACTGCTTCAGGACCTCAGGTAGAATCATTTACTTCATCAGGTACATTTGCCGTTCCAACTGGAGCATCAGATGTAGATGTATTAGTGGTTGCAGGTGGTGGTGGAGGTGGAAAACCAACTGGTGGAGGTGGCGCTGGTGGTCTTATTTTTATGCCAGAATATCCTGTAACACCAGGTGGGACTTTAACTGTTACAGTCGGTTGTGGAGGAGCTAATCAACCAAGTGAAACGATAGGAAATTCAGGACAAAATTCAGTATTTGGTTCTCCAGGTGATCCAGGTTTAGCATCTGGTGGAGTTTTAACCGCAATTGGAGGTGGCGCTGGTGGTGGAGGACCTGGTCCTGCTGCTCCTAGTCCTACTAAAGATGGTGCCTCTGGTGGTTCCGGTGGTGGAGGTAGTGGTGGAACTTCTCCAGGAGGACCTTCATTAGGAGGATCTGCAACACAACCTACTCAACCTGGTAACTCTGGTGCATATGGTTTCGGAAGTTCTGGAGGAACGGGAAGTAGTGATGGTATTTGTAGAAGAGCTGGTGGAGGCGGTGGAGGCGCTGGTGCTACTGGTGGTCCAAGTGGTGGTGGCCAAGGATTTACAGACGGTGGTTGTGGTGGTGCTGGAAAAGCATACACTATCGCTGATGGTACCACTCCAGTATATTACTCTGGAGGAGGTGGTGGTGGGGCTAATCCTACATATCCAGCTTCTGCTGGTGGTAGAGGTGGTCTAGGCGGACAAGGTGGTGGTGGTACTGGTGGGGGTATTGGTACTGGTACACCATCTGGTGCTGATGCTACTGCAGGTCAAGCAAACAAAGGTGGTGGAGGTGGAGGAGGAGTTCCAGGACCTGCGCCAGGTGGTGAAGCAGGTGGAAAAGGTGTAGTAATTGTAAGATATTAACAAAGAGTTTTTTGTATAAATAGTAAGAGAGATTAAACAATGGCAATTAGTAAGATTAAAACAGGTTCAATTACAGACAGCGCAGTCAATACTGATAAACTAGCGCCAGGTTCTGTCGGTTCAACAGATTTATCAGCAACGGTAATCACAGGTCAAACAGAGTTATCTGAAACAGCCGCTGATACAGATTTCACAATTATTTACGATACATCTGCAGGCGCTCTTAAAAAGATTTTAAGAAGTAATCTAAAACAAGCTGGACCTACAATCTCATCTATATCACCTACGAATGCTAATGAAGCTGATACCACAACAACATTTACAATTACAGGTACTGGTTTTACATCAGGTTCAAACGCAAGATTAATTAGTAACAATGGTATAGTTGTAGAGTTTGATACTGTTACAAGAACAAGTACAACTTCCATTACTGCAGTCATAACTAATTCAAATTTATCCAATTCAGAGGAACCTTATGATGTTCAAGTAACAAATGGCGAAGGAATTTCTTCATTATTAGCAAATCAAATTAATTTTAATGCAAGTCCTGTTTTTGTAACAGCTGCTGGCTCTTTAGGAACATTTACCGATGCAATTAGAGCAAATATAAGTGTTTCTGTAAATGCGACTGATCCTGATTCAGCAGGTAATGTAACGTTTGAATTACAATCAGGAAGTTTACCTCCAGGATTATCTTTAACAAATACAGCGGCAGAAGGTGGAACAGCAGTTATATCAGGAACAGCAACTGCTGTAGGTGGTGATACAACTTCTACTTTTACTTTGAGAGCAGTTGATAATGCCTCAAACACAAGTTCCAGAACATTTACTATTACTATTCTTGCTCCAGTACAACAATCATTCACATCATCTGGTACATTTAGTGTACCAGCAGGAGTAACAGCAGTTAATGTATTAGTTGTTGCTGGAGGTGGAGCTGGAAAACCTAATATGGGGGGTGGAGGAGGTGCTGGTGGATTAGTTTATGTACCAGGATTCCCCGTTACTCCAAGTGGAACAGTTACAGTTACAGTTGGTTGTGGGGGTTCAGCAACAGGAGGGCCTGCAGGTCCAGGACAAGATTCTGCTTTTGGTACAATAACTGCCAAAGGTGGAGGATATGGAAGTGGTAACCCAGGCGGTTCTGGTGGAGGTGCATCACATGGTTCAACTAGTAATGGTACTGCAACTCAACCTACTGAACCAGGTCAATCAGGTGCTTATGGATTTGGTAATCCTGGTGGTCAAGGAAGCACTGTAACGTATACTCTTGCCGCTGGAGGTGGAGGTGGTGCAGGCACAGCAGGTACTACAGCCAATGCTGGAACACCACAAGTTGGTTGTGGTGGTGACGGAAAAGCTTATACAATTGCCGATGGAACTACTCCAGTGTATTACGCTGGTGGAGGAGGTGGAGGATATAATAGAGGACACCCAACTTTATATTTCCCAGCAACTACTGCATCAGGAGGACAAGGTGGTGGTGGAGATGCTACAGGATCAACAGAAGCACCAGGAGGTCAACCAGGACCTGCACCTAAAGGTGCTCCTGGTCAATCAGGACAAGGAAATAAAGGTGGTGGTGGAGCTGGAGGTGCTTGGGAAAATAGCACAGCTAATACTCCAAATCAATGTGGTGGTAATGGTGGTAAAGGTATCGTAATCGTAGCTTATTAAACCTTTCTAAATAGTTGTTATGAAGTTAGACAATAGAATATTTGTCTTTGATGATATTATAGATAAACAATCTCAAAAACAAATTCAACACATACTTTTTGATAAAGTGAGATGGCAATTTGTAGCCGATGTTACAAAACCAGATAATAAACAACAGCGACCTGGATTCTCTTATTACTTTATTACAGATAAAACAAATGTCTTTGATTATCATAAAGATGTATTAAAGATTATAGATGCCGCTTGTAACAAGATAAATTTTAAACGACAAGACTGTTTACAAGGTCGTTCTTTTTTACAACTCCCATTAAATTTAAAAGATAGAAATATAGATGCGCCACACGTTGATGCTGATGTAGAACATTTGGTTGTTTTATATTATGTCAATGATAGTGATGGCGATACTGTGATATACGAAAACACATTTAAAGGTTATGATAGAGTACCACACTTTAATGAGTTAAAAGAAAAACAAAGAATAACACCAAAAGCAGGAAGAGTAGTTATCTTTAATGGTAAACATTGGCATACTAGTTGCCAACCTGAACACAATGTTAGATGTATAATTAACTATAATTTAATATAATAAATAGATATATGACTAAATTAGAAGACAAGGTAAATGAGATATTAGGTATCAATGAACCTGAAACAAAAAAAGAAATTGTCAAACAAGAATTTAAACCAGCGGTTCCTCGTAGAGAAGATGATAGTAAAGCTGATGTAGATAATGACTACAAATACAGTAGAGAAAACTATTACAATCTTATAGAACGAGGACAGGAAGCGATTGATGGAATACTTGACATTGCCAGAGAAGGACAACACCCAAGAGCGTATGAAGTCGCTGGTCAATTGATAGGACAAGTTGCTGGTACAGTAGATAAGTTACAAGACTTACAAAAGAAATTAAAAGACTTAAAAGAATTACCTAAAACAGCAAACAATAATATTAAGAACGCTTTATTTGTAGGCTCTACAGCAGAGTTACAAAAAATGTTGAAAAAAGATGAAAGTTCTAAAGTCAAAGACATCACACCCGAAAAAACAGATACTGAAGATAAGTGATTTAACGTATAATACATATTACGAAAAATACAATCCAAAGTTAACTGATGGTGTAGAGGATATAAAAGATATGATGAATAATCCAATTGAAGTTTTTAAACACACTTTAAGTAAATCCCAAAGATATGGTGTTGGTGGAAAACTTTACAAAGAAAAACTATATAGTGTAGAGAAAGGTAATCAAAGAGTTACACAAGCGAAAAGACTTGGTTACACTCACATAGAGGCAATTGTCAATGAGTAACACAGAAGCATATCTTGGTAATCCCAATCTTAAAAAAGTAAACACGCCTGTTGAGTTTACAAAAGAACAGATTGAAGAATATCAAAAATGTTCTAACGATCCAATATACTTTATGGAAAACTATGTACGAATTGTATCGCTTGATGAAGGTTTGGTTCCTTTTCAAATGTATGACTTTCAAAAAAAGATAGTTCAAACAATACACGATAACAGATTTACAATTTGTAAACTTCCAAGACAATCAGGTAAATCAACAACAACAATTTCTTATCTTTTACATTACGCTTTATTTAATCCTAATTCAAATATTGCTATTCTGGCAAACAAAAGTTCTACTGCGAGAGATATATTAGGAAGACTACAACTCGCTTATGAAAACTTACCAAAATGGTTACAACAAGGTATCATCAATTGGAACAAAGGTAATATAGAGTTAGAAAATAAATCAACCATAGTCGCAGCGGCGACTTCAAGTTCCGCTATTCGAGGAGGTTCATTTAATATAATCTTCCTTGACGAGTTTGCTTTCGTACCAGCGAATATCGCTGAATCATTTTTTAGTTCAGTTTATCCTACAATCTCATCTGGTAAAAATACAAAGATGATTATTGTATCAACACCACACGGAATGAATATGTACTACAAGTTATGGATAGACGCACAAAATAGAAGAAACGATTATATACCGATTGAAGTTCATTGGTCAGAAGTTCCAGGACGAGATGAAAAATGGAAAGAGATGACTATTCGTAATACAAGTGAAGAACAATTCCAACAAGAGTTTGAGTGTGAGTTTTTAGGTTCAGTTGATACACTTATCTCACCAGCGAAAATTAAGAACACACCTTACTTTGATCCGATACAGTCTAAAAATGGATTGAAGATGTTTAAGAAACCTGTCAAAGGAAATATGTATGTATGTTGTGTTGACGTGGCGAGAGGAACAAACAAAGACTATTCAGCGTTTACAATTATAGATGTTACAAAAGATACAAGTAAAAAGATTCCATATGAAGTTGTGTGTACATACAAAAATAATGAAGTCAAACCATTTGTCTTTCCAAACATTATAACTCAAACTTGTAAGGCGTATAACGAAGCACATATCATAACCGAAGTCAATGACTTGGGACAAGCGATAGCGGAAGCGATGCATTATGAGTTAGAATATCCGAATATAATGATGACGACACAAAGAGGTCGAGCGGGTCAAATACTAGGGG